GCCCGGTCAGGTCGTTCTTGAGGTAGCGGTCCAGCGGGATGGACGCGTCCTTCAGCCAGGTCCGCATCTCGCCCCACATCTCGGCCCGCTTGTTGCCCCACATCAGCGGGTTCTTCGACTTGTTCCCAAAGTTGACCCCCTTGATCTTGTACCGCTGCTCCTTCAGCCGGTCGACGATGCCGGCGCCCAAGCCCCCCTCGTCGATTACCACCAGCGCCGGCTTGTACGTCTCGATAGCGTCGATGACGTGGCCCACCACCGTCATGGTGTCGTCGCCCTTGTGGCGCTTGATCGCCACGATGTCGCGCCCCTGCCGGATGGCGATGACCGTACTGTCGGACCCGAACCGCGCCGGGTCCACGCCGATGATGATGGGCGCCGACGGGTCTTTGTGCTGCGGCCGGCGCATGGCGTCGTCGACAGTGGAGGCCCCGATGAACTGGTCGTCGGACGCGTTGGGGAACTGACCGTACACCTCGACGTGGGCCTGGGTGCTGTCGGGGCCGTACTCGTCAATGATCTGTTGGTAGACCTGCTTGTCCGTATGCTCGACCGTGCGCGCGTCCACGATCTTGGTGTCCCAGAAGTCTCGCTTGGAGTGGAAGCATTCGTAGAAGTAGCCGCTGTTGCGCCGCGGGTTGCTGAACGCCAGCCAGAAGCGGTGCGGCGTGTTCTCCGTGAAAAAGCCCGCCGCGACCGACCAGATGCTGTCGTCGATACCGCTGGCTTCGTCGAACACCAGCATGACCCCAGCGAAGTTGTGGACCCCCGCGTAGGCGTCGGGGTTCTCCGCCGACCACAGCCGCCCCTCGACGCCCCAGTACCGGGTGCCCATCTTGAGGTCGCGCTCCACCAGTTCCGTCAGCCACTTGGCCGGCATCAGCCGCGTGGCGCTGACCTCGAACCAATGGCTGTTGAGCGCCATCGAGAGCCACTTAGTGATTTCCGCCCATGTGATCGACCGAAGCTGCGCCTCGGAGTTGGCCGACACGATGGTTGTCGAGCCAATCCGCGTGGTCAGCATCCAGATGACCAGCCAACTGACTAAGGCCGACTTGCCGATCCCGCGGCCGGATGACGTCGCCATCCTGAGCGTGTCGAAGTCGATCTTGCCGTTGTTCTGCTTCACATGGTCGGCGATGCGTTGCAGCACCTCGCGCTGCCACTTGCGCGGGCCGTCGAAGTGTTCCAGCGGCGTGCCAGGCTGGCCCCACGGGAACACGAACAGCACGAACTTCAGCGGGTCGTCCTTGATGGCCGGCGTCCACAGCCGGCTCATCAGTTCCATTTCGTCGTCGGCGCTATACCGTGTGGTTTGCATTTTCTGCCTGTTCGATTACGTGCGCCGCCTCGGCCACGCCTTCAATCACGCGGCGCTGGGCCTCTTGCAGTGCGGAGGTGATGGAGATGGTCTGGTTGACCTCGACCTGCACGGCCTGCTTGGCGACCCAGCCGTGGACGTGCTTCAGCACATCCAGCGCCGCCTTGGCGTCGCCGGCGCGGGCGGCGTCGTGCAGCACCTTGGACATCTCCATCTCGCCGTCGGCCCGGCCCTTCTCCGCGGCCAGTGCCGCCAGCGGGTCAAACTCGCACAGCGCGCGGTATTCGGTCGGCGTCATGCCGGAGGCGAGCGCTAGGGCTTCGCCACGCAATCCATTACGCGCGGCGTGATAGATGGCTTCCAACCGCGCCTCGGTGGCTTCCAGTTTGCGCGGCTCATAGGGGAGCGAAAAGACTGCCATAGATTTTGTATAGCATGGCTGGCTGGGTTTGCAAAAAATAAAAAATTGTTTGCGGTCCCTCCGTGACCGGGACGGGGCGGCCGCCGGCCCCCCTCCCCCCTGCCCTTGGCGCGCGGCCGGATGGTCGAGGCCAGGCGTGAACATCTGAATAGCTATTCATATGTCCAGATGTTTATATTAGCGCGGGCTAATATTAGCATTTGGTCACATTGCATTGCAGCATAATCTGTTACGTTATAACGTAACGTTTGCCAGGTGGCGCGATAGGCAATATCGGCAATCTAGGTAATGCCGAAAACATCGCGCCAGCACGACACGCGCCAGCTAGCTGCTATCGCAATGCGTAATAGAATATAGAGCAAAGCTTGGGGCGGGATACGCGGCCGTTTGCGCGGCCTAGGTCATCGATAGGTCATCTAGGCATTCTAGGTCATGCGTTTTTCATCGCCCCCAAGTGAGATAGTACAACTATCCTATAGGTCATTATACTTTACATATGTTAATTAATATCTAAGTGGCAGTTGGTTATATTACTATTACCTAGAAAGCCTAGGAAAAATGAAAAAAGCCTTTTTCGCCAACTACATAGCCCCACGTAGCATGGTTGTCGACTAGGCAACCGCAAACCCTACCTAAAAAGCCGATTTTTCCGGTTTTAGGTTAACGCAAAATTACGCCCACATTACTAAAATGTCATGTAATAAATTCTAGGTTGCCTTATTCTTGCCTTAATTAGCCTGTAAAAGAATGTGCATCGGCAAAACGGATTGCCTATTTTTGGAGGGAAAAACATGAGGTTTGCAATAGAATTGCTTGCACAAATAGCGCTTGGCGCGCTTGTGTTGTTTGCGTTTTGGCTCGCGCTTGTCGTGACGCCTTAATCAGTAGGGAGGGAAAAACCATGTCTAACTACCATTTCACGCGCAAAAGCCAAAACCGCAAAACCGGACCTATTCCGACAACGGTTACCAGCGCAGACACGTGCCCTGATGCTTGCCCATTGAAGGCTAAGGGGTGCTATGCCAAGGGAGGGCCGCTCGCCATGCATTGGCGCGCGGTGACAGAAGGCGCGCGCGGCGGCAGCTTGCAAGCCCTTGTGGCCGATATTGCAGCGCTGCCAGAGGGCACGCTATGGCGCCATAACGTGGCGGGCGACCTGCCGGGCGAAGGTGACATGATCGACAAGGCGGCCATGCTGGCGCTGATCAGCGCCAATGAAGGCAAGCGCGGCTTCACGTACACGCATAAGCCCGCGCAGCATGGCGCCAATGGTGATTTGCTGCGCTTCGCCAATGCCAAGGGCTTCACAGTCAATCTATCGGCTAACACGTTAGCGCATGCTGACCAGCTTGCGGCCCTCAATATCGGCCCGGTTGTAGTGGTACAGGATGCGGTGGAAGGCACCCGCGCCGACACTACCACGCCAGAGGGCCGCAAGGTGGCCACGTGCCCTGCCACGTATCGCGATGACGTAACTTGCGCTTCATGCGGCCTATGCGCCGTGCGTGATCGCAAAGTGATTGTAGGTTTTCCCGCCCATGGCGCCGCCAAGCGCGCCGCCGCCACCATTGCGAAAGGCTAACACCATGACCACCACCACCGCCACCACCGCCCTCGCCAACCTCTCAGATGCGGCCGTTGCCGCGCTGCAAGCCGCGCTTGTCACGCGCGGCCCTCGCAAGGGGCGGCTATTGTCTGCCGCACCACCAAGCCAAAGCCTAGCCTATGCGGCATGGCAGGGCGCAATGCTGTCCTGCAATCCGTATAAGGCAAGCATTGCGGCGCTTATGTTCATGTCTGCCGAGCAGCGCGCCATACAAAAGGAAGTAACCGCCCTATTCGATGCCCTGCCCAAGGGCGCGCGCATCTCCATGGACAAGGATCGCCAAGCCCTAGAAGCGCTTGGCGCATGGTGACTAGGCCGGGCGCTACGGCGCCTCGCCCTCGCAAGGCGCCCATGGGGCACCCTGCGACGGCGCCATTGCCGAACATGAGAGGGAAACACGACATGACGCAAGCTATTGTTACCAAGTATCACGGCCCAACCAATTACAAAGGCTCGCGCATATCGGCGCGCGCGGAAGCCGGGCGGATTGTGCGGCCATATGACCACGCGCTGACGCTGGAGGAAAACCACGCGCAAGCTGCCCTAGACCTTATGGAGCAAAAGGGCTTGATGCGACCCGGCCGCCGGTTGCTTGGGGGCGGCCTGCCCGGCAATGCGGGCTATTGCTTTGTCATATCTGAGCGGGAGGCGTGAGCCATGACACAACACACGCCCGGCCCATGGGCTATCAGTAAGGGTGCCTATGGCGCGCTGCATGTCGGGCCTGCCACGCTGTCGCATCCGGGCCGCGAGGCGGCGCAGTATGCGGCCGAGAGGGGCCGCGACCTGCTGGCGCAGCGCGCGGCCGACGCGGCGCTGATCGCGGCCGCGCCAGACCTGTTGAACATGTGTGAGCGCCTGTTAGGGTTCGCGCACCATTATGCCGATGCAAGCGCGCTATTGGCCGGCGAGGGGATGCTTGCCAGCGCTAAGGCGTTAATCGCGCAAGCCAAAGGGGCCAAGCCATGACGCGCATTTACTTAGTCTATTCTGATGACGAAAATGGAAACGATATGAGCCTTGTAGTGGAGGCGCATAGCCCTGCCGATGCGGTGCGCCTCTGGCGCAATGATTGGGATTTGACCACGGACAAGAAGCCCGCCGCCGTGTTTGAGATGCCCGACCGAACAGGCCGCCCGGCCGTGCATCAATGGCCTAGCCTAGACCGAGGGAAGCGCAGCGAATGGTGAAGAAAATTGGCTTGTTCTGGTATCTGGTAAACGCCCCCGGCGGGGCGTTCCATGGCATCCCATGGCCAACCAAGGCCGACGCTGATGAAATCTTGCGCGCCGTGCTGGCGCAGCATGAGAGGGCCGCACCATGCGCGTCTTAATTGCCTGCGAATACTCCGGCGCCGTGCGGGACGCGTTCCTTGCGCGCGGGCATGACGCCGTATCATGCGACTTGCTGCCAAGCGAAGCACCCGGCCCCCACTACCAAGGCCCGGTGCAAGACATTCTAGGCGATGGGTGGGATTTAATGGTGGCGCACCCACCATGCACTCATTTGGCCGTGAGTGGGGCGCGATGGTTCAAGGATAAGCAGGCCGAGCAGGCCGAGGCGCTGGCCTTTGTCCGCCTGCTGCTGGCCGCGCCCATCGCCCGCATCGCGCTGGAAAACCCGGTCAGCGTGATTTCCTCGCGCATCCGTAAGCCCGACCAAGTTATACAACCTTGGCAGTTTGGGCATGAGGCAACCAAGACCACCTGCCTATGGTTGAAGGGCCTGCCGCACCTGACGCCGACAAACATTGTCGGCAAGGGCGCGCGGCACGTCACCAAGTCAGGGCGCAGCCTGCCGCAATGGTACAACCTGCCGCCCTCCGCTGACCGCTGGAAAATACGCAGCGCGACGTTTCAAGGCATCGCGGATGCCATGGCCGAACAATGGGGGAACCCATGCTAACTCTAATCCTGCGGGCGCTTTGCCTGCTAATCGCAAGGAAAACCATCAGATGAAAGCCGACGAAAAGAAGGCCATACAATACGCGCGCTGGCTGGCCGAGCGCGACAAGATACCGCTACCTGAAGCCGTTTCAATCAGTATTGAATGGGCGGAGCCTCGTATGCGGTCAGGCATCAGGCTGGCGCGGATCAAGGCGGTGACGTTTGACGGCGACCACTACGCCGTAACGGTCAAGCTGCCGGGCTGGAATTACGACCCAAGCCCTGTGGAAGGGCCGCTGGCCGGGGAGCCGTGAGGCAGATGCTCGACCCGGCCAGCGGTGCGCGGCTTGTCGGGAGGGAAAGCCGCCGCGCACAAGATCACGTTACACCGCTCCCGAGGGGGATGCAATGACAATTTTGGATTGGATACGCATGGCCATAGTGGGCCTGCTGCTGGGCGGGGGCATAGTGGCCCTGCTGGCGTATTGGATCGAAACCGCAACGAGGGAACTAGATAATGATCAAGACTAGCCCGCCAGCGTTCAAATCGCTGCGCGTTATCATGGCGAGCATCCAAACCCATGAGGAACTACTGAAGCAGGCATGGGAGGGGTCGGAAGAGTATTGGCGCATCCAGCGCGCCTTGGCGCTGCTGGGCCAGCAATTGGACGAGGCCGAGGCCCTGTGGAAGGCGCACCATGCCAAAGCCTGACAACCGCCTGCCGCAAGGCATCGCTGCCGCCCATGTCGATTTCATCGCCCACGAGCGGCGCAAGGGGACGACATGGGAGGCGATTAGCCGCACCGTGGGCGTGTCGGCCAAGACCTTGTCCACCTGGTGGGCCAAGCGCGGGGCGTACAGCCCCTACCATAAAAGCCCCACACGCGAGCGCGAAGCCAAGGGCTACACGCCGCGCAAGTGCCTCCGCTGTCAGATAATGTTTGACAGTAGTGGGCCGGGTAATAGAATGTGTGCGCGCTGCCGCACGGCAGACTGATAAGGGAAGAGGGAAAATGGAAGATTTAACGCATGACGGCCTACGCAAGCGCGTGGCCGAACTGGAGCAGGCGCACATGGCGCAGGCGCAGATCGCCTGGCACCACTACCAGCGGGCGCAGCTTGCCGACCTGCGCGCCGACGACGCCGACGCGCGCCTGAAGGCGTTTCTGAAGGTGGCGGAGGCGGCCTATTGGTCGCTGGCCTGGGCCTGGCAGGACGGGCTAGAGGGCCAGCCTGGTCCGTTCAATTTGGATGGGCTGGACCCTGACGTGATGCCAACGCCAGAGCGCAAGCTATACGAGGCCCTGAAGGGCCTGAAGCCGTTCTACGGCACGGAGGCAGCATGAAAACCTTTCTGGAGCGCCTGCGCGACAATCTGGCCATCGCCGAGCGCGAGGGCGACCATTGGGGCGCGGCGCGGCTGCGTAGCACCATCGCCACCCTAACCGAGACGCAGGAGGCCTGCCCGCACGTGCTGCGGGCGCGCAAGCTGTTCGTGCCACAGAAGGAACAGAACGCATGAGCGGCACCACTCAGAAAGAATACCCCGGCGGCATTGTCGTGCAAGATTGGGGGAAGGCGGAATACCTCGACGGTCTTCAGATGCAATACGCCGTGTTGGGTAAAAAAGGCACCGCCGCCTATTTTACAAACAAAGAGGACGCGCATCTGTTCGCAAAAGCAAAATCAGCGGGGTTGAAATGAGCGACATTGTGGAACGCCTGCGCTCTGCGGACGTGCTGATCGTCAAATCGGCGACGGATTTGCGAAGCGTTGTGGCGGAAGAAGCCGCTGACGAAATCGAAAAGTTGCGCGCGGCCATGCACGACCTCGCCTGCCATGTCTGGCGCGGGGATTGGGACAAGCTGAAGCCGGAGACGCGCGCGGCGCTAGGAGAAAAGCAATGAGCGAACTCCGCGTTTTGGTCGGGTTTGACCCGTCGCGCGACCTTTGGTTGGCGGTGGTCGTGCGGGAAAATGAAATTATGACGCTAGGGTTTGAGCCTACGGAAAAAGAAGCCGCCGAATGGGGTGTAAAGGCGATGAAAGCTAGGGCATGGGAAAAGGGCGTTGACGACCCGCCCGACGTTTACGCCCGCGTGGGGCTGGGGGAAAAAGAATGAGCGATATCGTGGAACGGCTGCGCTCTGCGGACGTGCTGATCGTCAAATCGGCGACGGATTTGCGAAGCGTTGTGGCGGAAGAAGCCGCTGCGGAAATTGAAAAGCTGCGGGCGGAGTTGCAAACCGCTCGCCGCGATGCGCTGGAAGAAGCGGAGCAAGCCGTGGCAAAATCAACACAACGCAGCCAAGCTGTTGCAGCCATTTGCGCGCTGAAAAGAAAAGAATGATCCAGCAACTGAACCCGCCCCTGCCACTGTTGACGCCCAAGGGGCGGGCGTGGGCGCACCTGGTGATCGATTACGGGCCGGAGGCAGACCTGTTATGGGTCTGCTTCCAAGACGCCACAGGGCAGTGCTGGACGTGGCCCAATAAAGAGGTCCGCATCCAGCCTAATGAAACGATGGGCCGCCCTAACCCACCGCTTTGAGGTTGACCACCTTCGGCGCAGCTTCCTCTTCTACAATGCGCCGGAGGTCGCTTTTCGAATACTTCTTCGCCATCTCAGGCGTCGCAAAAATGTGCTTCTTGTTCATCAACTCGACCGTCCCCACCCTGCCAACATCCACCCACTTGGCTTCCTTCAGCGCGTGAAGCAGTGCCGGCTGCGGTATCTTGACGCCTGGCGGGGCCAAGCCGCTCAGGCGGTCGCACACGGCATGGAAGGGCGACGCAATCACACCCTTGGCGAAGTCGCCTTGGCGGTTGCGGATCAGTTCCACGATGAAGCTTTCGGCCATGCTCATGCTATGCTCGATCAGGTTGGCCTTAGCGTCGTTAAGCACCGGGGCCGCGCCGGGGTTGAACGCCGACACGTCGCGGGTGTGCAGCCACTTGGCGACCTTCTCGAACCCCTGACCCTCCTTATACCAGCGCCAGATCAGCTTGGCCTCGGCCTCGGCCATGATGGGCGCCTGCGACCACAGGACGAACCAGCGGCGGTCGTCGCTGCTGATCGTGATCGGCACCGGGTCGTTGGAGAACGCCAGCACGAAGGCGCGGTTCACGGTATCGTAGGGGTGCAGGCCCTTGCGGTTGACCGTCAGCATCTCCGGCGGCGCGGCGATGATGGGCTTCAGCCTGTTGGCCAGCGCCCGCCTAGTGGCGGCTTCCGGTTCCTTCAACTCGTTCAGGATGATCACTTCGCTCTCCAGCGCGTAGCCCCACTGGCTGTTGAGCGAATCGCCATCGACCAGCCCCCGGTTGACCAGCCCCGGCCCGCACACGGCCCACAGGAACGGCGCCCACATGGTATCCTTACCGGAGCCACCATGGCCTCCATGCAGCACGGCGTGGTTGATCTTGACGCGCGGGTTCTGCGTCTTGAAGGCCATGATGTCCCACAGGTGGTTCAACTCGGCCTCGTCTGGCACCAGCCGCCGGCAATGCTGCTGCCAGATGCTGATGTCCTCATGCGCTACCTTCGACACGTCGGGGCGGCCGTCGCGCCAGCGGTTGCCATAGACGACGCCGTTGCGCGTGACCAACACGCTCTCGCCCGCCGCGTAGGTGACACCCTCCAGCACCCGCGCGCCCATGGCCTGACGGTTCTCGTCGAAGCAGGTGGCGGCCTCAATTTTGCGGGCGTTGTGGATCGACTTGCAGGGGACGTGCCGGAACAGGGCATTGAAGGAATACCGGGTGATCTCGCGGCGTTCCTGAAGGTCGAAGAAGCTGTCGTCCGACACAACATAAGCGAAACGCTCATACCACTGCGATTTCTGGACCCGGCTGGCCTCCTTCCGGTCGACCTCGGCGATAATCTCCGCCGCCCGGTCAGGGTATTCCGCCGTGGGTGCCAGCTTGTCCATGGCCCGCGCCATGTGTTCGGCCAGCAGTTCGTCGCGCAAGCCGGGCGTGACGCGCGGGCCGCCGTTGTCTGCCACCCAGCCCAAGAAGGCCCGCGTGTCCAGATGCTCGCAGTGGCCATGGTAGCAGCAGAACGACCGATCCAGCGGCTTGTAGCGGGCGCCGATCTGGCCGTCGGTATGCTCGCCATGGTTGGGGCAGACGACGCCCAGCCAGCCCTCGGCGTTGACGCCAGACAGGACCAGGCCCTGCTCGTTCAGCCAGCCCAGAACGCTGTCCTTGCCCGTGTCGCGCAGCTTGAACGCGCGCTGCGCTGCCGTGTCAGCCGCAGCAGGCGCGACGCCCAGCGCCTCGCATATCTGCGGCAGGGTGAACTCGCGCCCCGGATGGAACTCAACCAGCCGGGCCTTGAACTCACCACGACCGGGCTTCAGGTTGACCGACCCGGGTAAACGGAAGTTCCGCACCGCGTTGGTCGCACCCGGGTCGGTGTAGCCAGCCGCCGCGATGGCGTCCATGGCTGCGGTGAACTCGCCCGTGGTGGGCTGGTCGCTGAAGGCGTAGCCCCATTGGAACGACCCCTCGCTGGTCTCCATGATCCAGGTCGGCGGCAGGGGCGGCGTCTTCGCCTTGGTCCCCACGTCGTCCAACATCATCACCAGCACATATTCGCAATTGGCCGACGAGGCCGACGGCTGACCGTCCTTGAACCGCTCCAGAATGAAGGAGCCGGTGTTCGCATACCAGGCCCCCTCCCCTTTCCGCTTGGACGGCAGGAACGCCGGCCAGGTGTATTTCGGCGACCCGTCCGCGTGTAGCACCTGCGCGCCCTCGCGCATGACAGGCTTTTGTCTGACCACCAGCAGCGTCTCCCGCTGCGGCGCCAGGCTTTCCAGAAACTCTATGAACTCCATCTGTCCCTCCTCATTTCCCGTAACGCGTCATCACTTCGGCCTCGATATTGAGCGGGATGCCGCCCGCCCAATTCGGTGGCACACACATCGACCGCTCCATAGCGGCGACGGTGGCGTCGGGGTCGGCCGTCTCGACCACGATTTCATCATGCACATGCAGCACCACGTCTTGCCCGTCCGCCTCTAGCCGCCGCAGGCTGTGCCGCAACAGGTCGTGGGCCGCTGCCTGCGTGACGTTCTCGCAGGCCAGCCCGCGCCACAGGCGGGCGCGCGGCCACTCAGTAGCGTCCGCGCCGGGCTTCCATGAGGCTTTGGCATAGGTGACCCCATCCGCTTCAAGCTTCGCAAAGGGGTAACATAGCACACGACCAGAGGGGAGCGCATACCAAAGATGCACCCCGTCGAACAAATACGTCACCCGCCCGGCGCTGAACTCGTGGCCCTTGTTCCGCATGGCGCGGGTGTAGGCGCCCTCCAGCCCCTGCCAGAACGGCACGGCCCACGGGTTCGCCCGGCGCCACGCATCCACCATGCGCTGCGCCTCACTCTCGGGCATGTGAACGCCGTAGATGCGCCCCATGGCAGCGAAGGCGCCCACGCCGCCCGCGAAGCCGCAGGCCAACTCCTGCACCTTGCCGACCTGGCGCTGGTCCTTGGTGACCTCGTCCATGGCCACGCGGAAGGTCGCCATGGCGTTGACCTTGTAGACGTCCTTCCCGGTGCGGAACAGTTCTAGCTTGTCGTCGCCGGCACCGGACAGCCACGGGTTCACGCGCGCCTCGATGGCCGACCAATCCGCCGCCACCAGCACCTTGCCGGGCGACGGCAGCAGGGCAGGGCGCAGCATACCCTTCAGCACGTCCGTGACGCGCTTGCCGTAGCGCGGCACGATCTGATGCGCGCGCACCATGGCCTGCCGCACGTCGTCGGGCGCCTCGGCGCACTTGCGCGGGAAGTTATGGACCTGCAAGCCGTAGCTGCTGGCCCGACCTGTGGCAGCGCCGCCGGCAAAGACAAACGCGCCCCGCACCCGCTGGTCCTCGGCGTCGGCCAGCGCCGCCGCACGGCTGAACTTGGCCACGCTGCTGGCCCACAGGTCGTCGGCGCATTGGATCACCTCGGCCACGTCGGGCGGCACTTCGTCGGCGTTCTCATCGGCCAGCGCCAGCAGGTTGGCGCGCACGGTCTTGTCGATCGACACCTTGGGCACCCCGTCCTTGTAGACGGTCATCAGCTTGCGCGCCTGCGCGCCCACCCGGTGTTCGACCCACGCCCGCATCTTGGGGCTTCTGACGCTGGTGATGACGCCCTCGGTCACCTCACGCACGGTCTGCTGGATTTCCACCAGTTCGTCGGCGGCGTAACGCACCGCAGCAGCGCACAGCGCGGTGTCGACCAGCACCCCACGGTCGTTGATCCGCTCGTTCACATGGTAGTCGGCCAACTCATCGTCGGACAACTCGCGCATGGCCTTGCTGACGGCGCGCATGGCGCGCACGTCCTGTTCGCAGTAAGCCACCATCTCGGCCAGCAGATCGGCGTCCTCGCGGAAGGTGCCGTCGGGCTTGGGGATCGACAGGGCGCGGATCAGTTGGGCGCCGCGGTGGTCCTTCTTCATGCCCGCACCGGCGAAGCGCCCCACGTCCTCCAGACTGCCGGGCGCGCAGTTGGCCCGCGCCTGCGTCGCGGTGCAATAGAACTGCTTCAGCGCTGGCTCAGGGAAGCCATGCTCGGGCGCCAACACATACCAGAAGACCAGCCGCTCGAAGGCGGCGTTGTGGGCGCGTATTTGGCCCCGGTGCTGCGCCACGCGGTCAGGAAAAGGCTGACCCGGCTGCCAGGTCACCACGTCCTCATCGTCGAAGGCGTAGGACATGCACAGCACCTCGGTACTGCCGTCCTGCGCGTAGTTGTAAACGCCCGCGCTGGTCAAATCACAGCGGCTGCGGGTCTCGAAATCAACCCAGAGGATCATGCTGAAAACGGCCCCGACTTGCGCCGGGGCCGATCCTTCTCAGGCCGCGCGACGACGGCGGCGGCCGGTTTCGACCGGTGCCGGCGCGGGCGCCTCTTCCTCGGCTTCCGCCTCGGCTTCAGGCTCCGCCACGTTAGTCGGCCCTTCAAGGCTGACCCACGACACCACGTCGAACACAGGCGTGTAGATGCGCCCGTAGGACTTGTGGGTGTAGTGTCCCTTCTTCAGGCGCACCACGGGAACCGGCTTGGACTGATCCTTCTCCACCTGCGTGGCGATGGCCAGTGCCAGCACCTGAACGGCGAGTTTGCCGCCCACCGAGGTGGTCGAGAAGCGGGCTTCCATGCCCCTGTCTTCGCCGCTCATGCACTGGAGGGACATGCCCACCTGCGTTTCCCAGCCGCGCTTGGAGCCAGCCGGGGCAGGCTCCAGTGTCGGCAGGGGATGCGATACCGGCACCATCTTCTCGCCCAGCACGTCACCGTCACCCCACGCGATGAAGCCATGGGTGAAGGAGAACGGGTTGACCGCCCAAGTGCTGTCGTCTTCCACTTCGGTCTGGTCAGCGCCGAAGACCCAATGGCCGGTCTTGTCCATCTTCAGGATGACCGTATTGCCAAGGCCCACGCCGGTGTCCAGCGACCGCAGGGACTGCGCCAGCGATTGCACGGAGGGGAGGTTAGCGTTACCGAATTTCGCGACTTCGTTCATTTTACCGTTCCTTTACGAGAGTTTACCAAGAGCAGCCGTCAACTGACGGCCGATCTGTAACGACGCTGGGCGAGGATCATCCTCGGTTGCCAGCGTGTCACCTGATGAGACGGCGACAATCAAGTCGTCGGGCATGGCCAGCTTGTGCTTCTTCAGCACCTTCTCGGCCTGCGCGGGCGACAACAACTTTGTCTCCATCAATTCTGTCTGGTCAAGCCCGAGGTCTTCCAGCGCAGCCCGCGCCTTCTCGGGATCGACCCACTGCCGGGTGGCGCGCTTCGGCACCAGCTTGTAGCCGGGCACCGTGCCGCCTGCCTGCAACATCTGAAACGCCAGCGCCCGCAGGTCCGTGATCCACTGCTCCAGCAGGTCGGCCTTGGTCAGCATCTCGCCAATCAGCGGCGCGTCCAGCGCCTTGATCTGCGCCTGCAACGCCCGGTCGACGCTGCCGGTCAGCAGCGGGCAGATCGGCTTGGCCGGGCACCAGCGGCAGTGGTCGCCGGCGGCCATGGCAGGCTTCGGCCCCAGCGCCGCCCTGACGGCTGCGAACAGGTCGCGCTCGAAGGCGCGGATGCGGTCGGGCGGGGTCACCCAGCGCTTGACGGGCACACGGGCGGTCGGCTGGACGATGACGCATTCAATCTCGCTGGCACCAAGGAAGGCCCACTGCACGTCAGGCGTCCGCATGGCCGCCGCAGCGTAGAACATGGCCTGCGGGTTCTCTTCCACCGGCACGTCAACGCCGTCACCGAACTTCCAATCCAGCACGATGGCGCGGCTGCCGATGCGGCCGATGAGATCGGCAGAGCCAAACACGTCGGGCAGGGCGTCGCCGAAGCCCACGATGGTTTCGCATTCGAAGTCCATGCGCTTGTCAGGGTCGATTTCGTCCAGCGCAGCCAGCGCCGGCGTCACCTTGGCCTCAATCAGTTCCGCGGTCACGACCACGCCGTTGAGTTCGTTGCCGATGAACTCGTCGGGCGCGCGGTTGTCCATCAGCACCGCGTCCATGATGTTGTGCAGCAGGGTGCCTTCGTCGGCGTATTTGGACGACGGCTTGGGCGGCATCTGCTGCGCCAGCTTGACGCTGGCCGGGCAGGCGATGACCCGCTTGGCGGTCGACCCGCCGACGATATTGGAATGTGGTGCCATTTGACTTCCCCTCGAAGTGTGTGGCATCCGTATATCGCAACAGAACCTGTTGCACAAGTCCTAAATTGAGGGTAAAAGAATTTTATGCGTGAGAGCGAAATTGAACGGCGCTTGGTCTGGCACGTCGTCCGCATGGGCGGCGTGGCCTACAAGTTTAAGTCGACCAACCACCGCGGCGTGTCGGATCGGGTGGTCTGCCTGCCAAACGGCCAGACTTGGTTCATAGAGTTGAAGACCAAGGGCGGCCGCCTAGCGCCGTTGCAGAAGGTGTTCGCGCAGGAAATGGAACGATTGGGGCAGCGTTATGCCTGCCTCTGGACGAAGGAGCAAGTGGACCAATGGGCAACGAATTGCGGTTAAGGCCCTACCAAGATACCGCAGCCGACTTCCTTTACGCGCACGACCGCGCGATGATCTTAGCCCCGGTGGGGGCGGGCAAGACGGCTATTACGCTGACCGCCATGCAGGCCATGCTGGCCGACGGGCACGTCAAGCGCTGGCTGGTGCTGGCGCCGAAGCGCGTCTGCACGGATGTCTGGCCGGTCGAGGCACCCAAGTGGGCGCCGGGCATGAAGGTAGCTGTGGCTGTTGGGACGCCCAAGCAGCGCGTGGACGCCTTCGCGGGTGACGCGCAAGTGGTGGTGACGAACTACGACAACATTGAACGCATCCCCGGCGGGATCGGATCGTTTGACGGCATCGTGTTCGACGAGTTGACCCGGCTCAAGAACCCCGCCGGCAAGCGCTTCAAGGCGCTGGAGAAGATCATCGGCTGGTTTAAGTACCGCTGGGGCCTAACCGGCAGCTTCACCAGCAACGGTCTTGAGGACGTGTTCGGCCAGTGCAAGATGGTGGACCAGGCGCTGCTGGGCCGGTCTAAGGGCGCGTTCTTGCAGAAGTATTTTGTCTGCATCCACCGCGAATACGGCGAGTGGGCGCCGCGCAAGGACGCGCTGGCTGCGGTCATGGACGCCATCCGCCCGGCCACCTTCGTACTGGAGCCAGGCGAGTACCAGGACAAGCTGCCGCCGCTGAACGTGGTCGAGATGCGCTGCAACATGACCGACCGCCTGCCGTATGAGCAGATGAAGAAGGACTTCTTGGTGCAGTTGGACGGCCAGCAGATCACGGCGCTGTCAGCCGCTGCGGTCACCAGCAAACTACAGCAGATGTCCAGCGGGTTCGTTTACAATAGCCAGAGTTTAGCGCATGAG